GCCAGATGACCGGCCCCGCGCCGGAGCCGTCCCTGGGCGGTGGTGGCGGCGGCTCCGCGCCCGAGTCGGCCGGTGGCCACGAGGACTCCGGGGAGCTGGAGGGCCAGACCCAGACCGCGCCGGAACCGGCGGCGCCTCCCGGCCAGGGCCCCTCGGCCGGGTCCGGCGGCTCGCAGCCGTACGGCGCCGGTGGCGACCAGGAGCCGCGCAAGCAGGCCGCCAGCGGGCTGCCGATGATCCAGCAGACCGTCGACCCGCACGACGCGAAGTCCTCGCAGCCGCTGCCGACCACCGTGGCGTTCCCGTGGACGCTCGACGAGGGCGGCGAGGCCGACGGCATGACGGGCGAGGCCGAGTACGACCAGGGCGGCCAGGTCCCCTCCGGGCACCAGTCGCACGCCCGCCGTGTCGAGGCCGACACCTACACGCAGCCCAACCAGCTGATCGAGCCGAACATCGTCAACTCGCCCGCGTCCACGCCGCCGCGCAACGTCGGTGAGGCGGGCAGCGGCGCGGCCGACGCGCGCAACCCCGAGGCGGCGCCGTCCTTCGGTGACGCCCACGCGGCGCCGGAGTACACCCGGTCGTACACGTCCACGACTCCGGCGGCCCCGGCGCAGGACGTGCCGGTGTCGATGGGCGGGGACAACGGCCAGTCGCTCAAGCACCCGCTTTTCGCGTCGCGGCGCGTGGCGTCCAAGCAGGACATGGCGCACCCCGACTTCCAGAAGGGCTACAAGTACGCGGCCCGCTGGACGGAGGGCACGCCGGTCGTGCGTCCGGGCACCCCGGAGCTGGAGGCCGGTATCTACGCGGCGTTCACCGACCGGCCCGCGCAGCGACAGTCGTGGCTGGCCGCGCACGCGCGCCTCGCGGCCGCCGAGCCGGGCCTGTCGCAGCGGATCGCGCAGCACCGCGAGCTGACCCACAAGGTCGCCGCGAAGCACGCGCTGCCCACCGACGGCACCTACCTGCAGGTGCAGGCGGCCACCGGCATCGACCTGGACACGACCAACCCGTCCACCTCGCCGTCGCCGTCCGGCGACACCCCGATCAACGGCCCCGGCAAGCCCGGCCCGCTGGACGGCCAGCAGGGCGCGGCCGACCCGGCCGGTGCCTCCCCCTACAACGGCGCCGAGCCGTTCGGGCAGCACGTCGTGCCCTCGTCGGCCGCCGTGCCGCAGGGCCAGCCGGTCCACATCCCCGACACCGGTATGGCGTCGGCGGTCAACCAGGGATCCGGCCTGTCCCCGACGGCGGCCGCGTTCCGCCGGACGGTCCAGGCGGGCCTCCTCGCCGAGAAGAAGGGCGCCTGAGCATGGACACCGGATCCCTGATGTGGGAAGAGGCCGGACGGGACATCGCCGACGAGCAGCGCGAGCTGTCGCGGACGGCGGCACTGTCCGACGCCGAGCGTGTGGTCGGCCAGTTCGTCTACCTGGCGGCCGACGGCGCCGACCTGGAGAACCGGCTGGCGCTGGCGCACGAGCAGCTGCGCACGGTCGCCGTGGGGCGCGGCTACCCGCTGCAGTACCTGACGGCGGACCTGACCCGGCGGTGGCAGCTGCTGTCGACGGCCCGGACGGCGGCCGTGCAGAAGTCGGCGGCCTCCCGGAAGGTGACGGCGGCCGCCGAGCAGGCGATGGACGCCGTCGCGGCGCGCCTGGCGGCCGTGGCCGCGCGGGAGAACCCGACGGTGCCGATCGCGGAGTGCCTGAAGCTGGCCACCGAGGCCGTGCGGGTGCACGCGGACGCCTACCCCCTGGCGTACGAGTCGTGGGGAGGGGCGTCCGACGGCCCTTTCACTGACCGGGCCAAGCACTGGAAGCCCCCGGGCGTGAAGGGCGGCGGCGGCGCGGGTGCGGTCGACCCGGGCTCAGAAGGCGGCTCCAGCACGTTCGACGGCGCGCACCAGCGGCTGAACGACCTGGAGGACAAGCTCAACAACATGAGCTCTTCCACCCCGGCGGCCGCGCCGTCGGGTCCGGGCGGGCCCACCTCGCCGACCACGGCCGCGCTGACGGCCGAGGCGTTCGCGCAGCGGCTGAAGAACTGGTGGCACGGCGACACCCCGGCGCACAACCCCGCCCCGGCGCCCGGCCCGCAGATCCTCACCGGCCCCGGCCACTTCGAGCACTCCTACACCAACGACCTGATGGACGGCTTCGACCAGGCCCATCACGAGCTCGGCGAGAAGTGGAACGCGAACGCGGCCGCGCCGGGCGCCTCCGAGGCGCACACGACCCAGCACGCGTCCGACGACCTCCTCCACGGCTTCGACACGGCGAGGGACGAGATGAACAAGAAATGGGACGCGAACGCGGCCGCGCCCGGGGCCTCGGAGCACTACCACCCCGCGCCGCCCGCCGTCCCCGGCGGCTTCAGCCACGCCGACACCGGCACCGGCGGCGGCCAGCAGACGCTGCCGACCGACCCGGCCGACCACGGCTTCTCCCACGCCGAGCCCGCCCACACCCCGCACGTCCGGCAGGACTGGAACATCCCCACCCACTTCACCAGCAGCCTGTTCGAGTAGGAGCAGCGATGGACCCGAACCTCGTCTGGGGCAGCATCCTCGGCGGCGCGTTCGCCGTCGAGATGTGGGCCGTCTTCAACAAGAAGCTCGGCGACACGCTCTCCGAGCGCGTCCGGGTCTGGTTCCGCACCAACACCCGGCCCGGCAAGGCCGTCTTCGTCCTGGCCTGGCTCGGCCTCACCGCCTGGTTCATCCCGCACATCATCTTCGGAGGCTCCTGAGCCATGACCACCTTCAAGCAGGGCACCCCCTTCCAGGGCACCTCCCAGCTCGCCGTCGGCGAAGAGGGCTACAGCAGCGTCACGCTCGCCTTCACCGTCCAGCCCGACTACACCGGCGGTATCCCGGCAGGAGCAACCCCGGTCACGCCGCAGATGGCGGCCGCCGCGCTCAACGACCTCTTCGTCGACAACGGCTGGCCCTCGGCCACGTTCTACGGCGCGCCGGTCGACGAGCCGCTCGTCTGATGTTCCTCTACACGGCCACCGAAGTGAACGTCGTGGACGGCGACACCCTCGACGTCCAGCTCGACCTCGGCTTCGGCGTCTTCACCCGCCAGCGGGTCCGCCTCCTCGGCCTCAACGCGGCCGAGCACGGCACCGAACTCGGCGACCAGGCCACGGCGTTCGCGAAGGAGTGGGTCCAGAAGCACAGTGCCGACCTCACCGTGCGGACCCAGAAGGACAAGAAGGAAAAATTCGGTCGCTACCTCGCGACCGTCCTGGCCGGGGACGCCGACCTCGGCCAGGCTCTCATCGACGCCGGGCTCGCCGTCCCGTACGACGGGCACGGACCCCGGCCCGTCCCGGTCAAGCCGAAGGTCCTGTTGATACGCTGATCGGGCTACAGCCGATGTAGCGCCCCAGCCTTCGCCCCTCCTGACCAACAACCAGGAGGGGCGTTGTGCTGTCCGGCCCGGCGGCCGCGCCTGTATGGGGTGGAGGTGAGCGGTATGACGCTGCGCGTAGTGGTGGCACATCAGTCCGGCGACGGGATCACGATCGCGCACTGCCCGTTCTGCGGATCGGGGCAGGTCATCGGCCGTTCGGACGGCAACACGGAGTGCTCGTTCTGCAACCAGAGCTTCCTGGTGCGGGTCCAGCCCATGTACTCGGCGTTCCCCCAGAGCATCGACGGCATGCCCGTGCAGATCCCCGGCATGCCGCCCCCGACGGACCCCATGATGCCGCCGGGCGCTGACCCCAACGACCCGAACGCCATGCCGCCCGGCGCGGAAGGCCCGCCCGGCGCGGACGCTGGTGGTGGGGCGCCTCCGTTCGGCGGGGGCAGCGACTCAAGCGACTCGGGCTCGGAAGACGGCCCGCCGGACGACTCCGGCGGCGACTCCGGCGGCGGCCCGCCGTTCGGGAAGAAAGAGTCGCTCTACCAGGCGCCGGGCGGGCGCCTGGCGCGCACCGCCTACGTCAACTACCTCGCCGGACTCCTGGGAGGCCAGCAGTGAACGCCCCGCTGACGGCCCGCGTCGAGCTGGAGCTGGACGGCACCGTCTATGCGCCCGGCCAGGAGATCGTGCTCCCTGAGGGCCAGGAGGACCGTGAGGCGGCTCTGCTGGCGTACGGGTACGCCGACCGGGCCCCGGTCAAGGCCGTGGCGGCGACGCGGCGGCGCAAGGCCAGCTAGCGCCGGTAGCCCGAAGTCCAGTGCTCGACGGCTGCGTTGTGCGTGAGCCACCGGTCGGTGATCTCGTGCCAGCCACCGGCCTTCTTCGCTGCGTCGCCCAGGATGCTGGCAAGGCCGTCCGCGAGTTCTGGGACCACAGGACCGGTGACCCACTTGTCGAGGGTCGCGGCCGCCACGTCGAAGGCCGCGTCGTCGATGCGTGAGCGGGCGATGTCCTCGCCGATCCACACGATCTCTCCGCGCAGCAGGGACGCCTCCCAGGATCCGGGGCGGCCCGCTGTCAGTACGGAGAGGCTGCCGCCGTCGGCAATGAGGTTCTTGGCGGTGCGGTTGAGGGCTGCCAGCAGAGTCGCGACCCCCTTCTTGCCCGCCGTGGCGAGGGCGTCTGCCAGGGCCTCGGAGTCCTCGCTGGTCATCGGCCCCACCGGCCGCAACGGGCCGCGCTGGGCCTCCAGTTCCTCGTAGGTGAGGTTCTCGCCGATGTTCTGGTTCGGGTAGGTGGTGTAGGTCCGCTCAGGACCGTTGTCCAGCCAGCCCTCTCCGTCACGGTCGACGACTCGGCTGCTGTACCTGGGGGCGCCTTCGGTGGTCATGCCCGCATCCTTCCAGGCCGTAGCCCTGTCCGTGGCGGCTTCCCCAGCCCAAGGGGTGAGCCACCACAGGAGGATTCATGGCCCAGCAGCGGGCGGCCGTTCAGCCGAACCACTCTACGGAGCAGTCGCGTATCGACCGCCTGTTCCGTCGTTTCTCCTCGCGCCCCGAGGCTTCCAGTGAGGAGTCCGAGATGCGCGCGAACCGGCGCATCAACCGGCGCACGGCGGCGGTCGGTGGCATGGGCGGTGGCGCAGGCTCGAACCCTGCGGTGCAGTTCGCCACGCAGCGCCCCCGGGACCCGCTGTTCTACTGGCGTCAGAACAACTTGCCCTTCAGCTTCGACGACCCGGCGCAGATGGCGAAGATGCGGGCGTACTGCCGCCTGCTGTACATCTCGCACCCGCTGGTCGGCAGTTGCGTCGACATCTACTCGAAGTACCCGCTGCTGGGTCTGAAGATGAGCTGCAAGGACGAGCGGCTCACCGAGTTCTACACCGACCACTTCCTCTCCGAGGACGGCCTGGACTACCAGAAGTTCCTGGTCAAGATGGGCCGGGAGTACTGGACGGCCGGTGAGGCGTGGCCTCTGGGCACGTTCAACGAGGACCTGGGGGTGTGGGACTCCGAGGAGCTCCTGAACCCCGATGACGTCGAGGTGCAGCCTTCCCCGTTCCTGCGCGAGCCGAGGTTCCTGATCCGGCTGCCGCAGAACATGAAGGAGCTGATCCGGACCCGTCAGCCCGCGTGGGAGTACGAGAAGCTGATCACGGCGTACCCGGAGCTGACGTACTACGCCGACGACAACGCGCTGATGCCGGTGTCGAACATCCTGCTGCGGCAGCTGAAGTTCGAGGCCGACACGTTCAACCCGCGCGGCATCCCGCTGCTGTACCGCGCCATGCGGTCGCTGATGCAGGAGGAGATGCTCAACGCGGCCGTCGACTCGATCGCCGACCGGCTGTACACGCCGCTGATCCACGCGAAGCTCGGCGCCTCGGCGCAGGACCTCGGGACGAACGTGCCGTGGATCCCGACGCAGGACGACCTCGCGGACTTCGAGGAGGCCGTGGACGCGGCGCTGGCGGGCGACTTCCGCATCATCATGACCCACTTCGCGGTCCAGATGGAGTCGGTGCTCGGCAAGGAGGACATCCCCGACCTCTCCGGCGACTTCGAGCGGATCGAGGGCCGGGTCCTGCAGACCTTCGGCCTGTCCAAGACCATGCTCGCCGGTGCGTCCTCGGGTGAGACGTACGCGGCCGACGCCCTGAACCGCGACCTGGTCACGCAGATGCTGACCAACTACCAGAACCTGGTCGCCTCCCACTACCGCCAGCGGGCGCTCGTGGTCGCCGAGGCGCAGGAGCACTTCGACTACGAAGAGCGCGGCGGCAAGCGGTACGTGAAGATGGAGGAGATCTACGAGATCGACGAGGAGACCGGCGAGGGCCGGATCGTCGAGCAGCCGAAGCTCCTCATCCCGGACCTGCAGTTCAAGACGATGTCTCTGCAGGACGAGGCCGCGCAGAACGAGTTCTTTGAAGCTCTGCGCGAGGCCGGTGTCCCGATCTCGATGAAGACGCGCCTGCACAACGTCAACATCGACTTCGACGAGGAGATCGAGAAGTCGCGCGACGAGGCCGTCGACCTCGCGGTCGCCGAGCAGGAGTCCCGCAAGGCCATCTACATCGCGCTCAAGGACAAGGGCCTGCCCATCGCGTCCGACCTGCGGCAGGACTTCGACCCGCGCGCGCTGCCCGAGGACCAGGACCCCTCCAACATGCCGACGGCGCCGCTGCGGATCCCGATCCTCGGCATGGACCCGGTCACCTCCCAGCCCACGCTCGCGCCCACGATGCAGGACCTGCAGAGCACCCCCGCCGACGGAGGCGTCGTCGAGCCGGGCAGCGTGCCGGAGCCGGTCGACGCCGACGGCCAGGACCAGCGGCCGGACGAGTCGGACGAGCAGCGGGGCGACATGCCCAAGCAGTCCTCGTTGTCGCCGTACCGGGCCGCGCTCAACGACCCGACGGGCCTGTTCCAGAACCACGAGCGCATCAAGTCGCTGGCCAACCAGCACAAGCCGAAGGCCCTGGTGCCGGTGATGCCGGAGGTCGAGGAGGGCGAGACCCTCCAGCTGCCCGAGGACATCGAGAGGAAGAAGCCGGTCGGCCTCTACCAGGGACCGCGCCACATCGGCATGCGCCGCCACATCGCGGAGGACGCCATCAACGAGGAGCTGCAGGCATGACGTTCACCCTGGTCCCCATCACGCGGACCTACCTCGACGACTCGGGCCAGCCTCGCGGCGGTACGGTGCGGCTGCAGCTCGTCGGCGTGATGTCCAACGGCGGGCAGATCGCCGACCGCAAGCCGGTCATCGCGACCCTGGACGGCCAGGGCAAGATCTCGACGCAGTTCTACGCCACGAACGACCCGGACACGCTGCCCGCCGGTGGCGGCACGGTCGAGGTGACCGAGACGCTCTCGGGCGTGGCCACGGCCACCTACTTCATCGCGGTGCCCTACGACGGCGGCCCCCTCGACCTGGAGACCGCGCCCCATCTCGGCGAGGCCATCCTGCCGGGCGTGTTCTTCCAGCCGGTCAACGAGAAGGGCCTGCCCAACGGGTATGCGGGCCTGGACGGTTCCGGCCGCGTCTCCTACGACCTCCTGCCCGCCGACATCGGTTCCGGCGGCGGGGGCGGCGGCGGTGGCGGGACGACGCCGATCAGCGGCGACGACACCGACATCCGAGCCCTGGGTACCCGGGCCGCCGGAGCGAGCGGCAAGGCTGCCGACGCGCAGCACGTCCACGCGATGCCGTCCCTGCACGAGGTGCGCAAGCCGACCCAGGCCATCGACCTGAACGGCCAGCGCGTCACGCACGCGGCGAACGGCGTCGACCCGACGGACCTGGCGACCGTCGCGCAGCTCGGTCAGTCCGTGCTGGGCTGGTACAACGTCAAGGACGCCCAGTACGGCGCCAAGGGCGACGGCACCACGGACGACCGGGCCGCGATCCAGGCGGCGATGGACGCCTGCCCGGCGGGCGGCATCGTCTACTTCCCCCAGGGCGTCTACCGGGTCTCGGCGACGCTCAAGCCCAAGCCCGGCACCGTCCTGCAGGGCACCCACTCGTCGCTGATGTCCGGGGCGGGCCTGACCGACCCGGCCTGCTACATCCAGCCGCTGGCATCGTTCACCGGCACCGCGCTCATCACCCTGCAGGACCAGACCAGCGGCGGGTACGCGAGCCTGCCTGCCGAGCACCGGATCAACGACCTGATGCTCGACGGGTCCACCCTCGACGGCACCAAGCCGGTCGACGGCATCTACGCCGCCGGGAACATCCAGAACGTCGTCATGCGCAACGTGACGATCCGCAAGATGAGCAACAACGGCATCGTCACGGCCGGGGTCAGCAACGTCTTCCCGTACAGCTGGCGCCTGCACTCGGTGATGATCGACAACTGCCGCGCCAGCGGCGCGCTGCTGACCCGCCTGACCGACCTGACGATGATCGACGTCCAGGCGATCGGGAACTGGGCCACTGGCTTCAAGCTCTCGAACATCGCGAACTCCACGCTGGTGGCGTGCCGTTCCGAGTGGAACGGCAACCACGGCTTCTGGCTCACCGGCGCGTGGGGCAACGGCGCGGGCTCCGGCGGGGCCATCGCCTCC